ATGTTTTGCATCTGGATGACATGCTTGGTAAAAGAGACATAAAAGTGGAGTGGAAGGACAACCAGTATGCGTTGAAGGGTTATGCGGATTTGAGCTCGGAAGAATACATGGAGGTGATGAGCCTGGGTGAGAAGTTCGTTGGATATAAAGATATAACGAAAACTGAGAAGCTTTCCAAAGATATTTTAGTGTCGGTGAATCGGATAATGGAAATCATTGCGCCTGAGTTGGCTGAGTTGAAGCTGTCATTCAGCGGACAGATGCTGGTATTGACTTTCTGGAAAGAGCAGCAGGATGATCCCACAAAAAAGAAACGGGCGAAGGCGAATTAGAGCCGCTTGACTTCGCCGATATTTTTTCACGGCTTACGTATTGGTATGGACTGGACTATTTCACCATTCGCAGGATGCCGCTTTCAGCGATAGAGCATTATATGGATCTGCTGCCGAGGCGGCAGGCTGAAATGCGGATGATACAAGGGGAGGCGGCGAGTGTGCCGTACATGGATGAAGAACGTCATGACGAGTGGAAGAAGAGTATTAACCAGATTCTAACGGCGGGGTCTGAGACCCCCGCCAAGCGAACAGAGGTTGCTGCGCCGAGCAAGTTAATGGGATTTGGGATCAAGGTTGTATTGACTTCTGCCTCCACCCTGTCCTCCCCCAAATAGGGAAAGATCAAACATCCCGATTTGGGGGAGGAAGAGCAGTTGGAAAAACGGAGAGAATAATGAGCGGTAGTTTAGGCGAAGCTGTACTTACATTAAATGCCGATGAAAGCAAACTGGATGCCGCGATGGCGAATTCCAGAGGAAAAGTAACGAGTGCAATAGGTTCGATGAAGAGGGATTTCTCTTCGCTTGGATCGTCGCTGGCTGGTATTGGAAGCTCAATCTCGACCACGATAAGCAGGGTTAGTTCCACGCTGACAAGTGTGGGAAGTACGATCACGCGAAATGTGACTGTGCCTATGGCGGCGCTAGGTGTGGGATTGATTGCATTGGGTGTGAATGCTTTGAAGACTGGCGCAGATTTTGAAAAAGCGATGAGCGGGGTGCAAGCTATATTGGGCGCGACCAATGAAGAATTGCAACAACTAAAAGACCTGGCAATGAATTTGGGTTTGGACCCAAATTTGATCGTATCTGCATCGCAGGCGGCGGGGGTGATGGAGGAACTGGCAAAGAACGGTTTGACTACACAGCAGATCATGGATGGCGCGGCAAGGTCTGCGATTGCTTTGGCTAATGCGACGGGAACCGATTTTTCAACTGCGGCGGCGATTGCATCCACAGCGATGCAGTTATTCAATTTGACTGCGGAGGAAATGGCGAGCATCGTAAACAATATTACGGGTGTGGCAAATTCATCCCGCTTTAGTGTCGAGGATTTTGCACAAGCGATGGCGATGGGTGGTGGTGTGGCGGCGGCAATGGGAATACCTATCGAAGATTTTGCAACTGCGATAGCTGGACTTTCCACCAGTTTTTCCAGCGGGTCGGATGCAGGCACATCCTTCAAAGTGTTTCTTCAAAGGCTGGCTCCAGATACAGTACCAGCAATCGAAGCCATGAAAGAATTGGGAATCATCACAGAAGAAGACGGCAACCGCTTCTTTGACGCTGAAGGCAATATGAAGAGCCTTTCGGAAATTGCAGGCATTTTACAGGAAGCATTCAAAGACCTGAGCGATGAACAGAAAATTTTAGCGTTGACCAATATCTTTGGCACTGACGCGATGCGCGCGGCAAATGCGATGGCAGAGCTGGGAGCTGAAGGATTCGATAAGTTGTCCGATTCGATGGCAAAGACGGACGCGGCGGCAAATGCAGCGACGCGCATGGACAATCTAGCTGGCGCGGTGGAGATTTTGACTGGCATTGTAGAGTATTTCAAACTAAAGTTTACCGATGCATTTGGGCCGAGTGTACGAATGGTGGTGGAAACATTCTCGAAGTTTTTGAGCGAGCATTCAGGGCAGATAGACGCAATGTTTATCGTGCTTTCGGAGGTGTTTGGCGGGTTTGCAGAAAAGATTTCGGCAGGAATTAACGAGCATGGGCCTGCCGTTTTGGATTTTTTTGCGAAGGCGATCGTGGCGCTGCCAATCGTAATCGAAAAATTGAGTGAAATGGGAAGCGTAGCGGCGCCCTATGTTCAGAAATTATTCGATGCCTTTACAAAGATCACGCCCGACCAAATCGCAAAGATCATGGAGACACTATTGGGATTAGCGGCGGCGGGACCTGCATTGATGGCGTTGGGAGCAGCGTTGACACCGATCCTGATTGGATTGGGGGTAATGCTGGTTCAAACCATCATCAAGAATGGACCCGCGATTCAAGAATTTTTCAAAAATTTGAGCGATAAATTACCTGATCTTGTAGGAAAATTGAAAGAGATCGGATCTGTGGCTGGTCCGCAGGTGCAGAAATTGGTGGATGCGTTCATGAAGATGAAGCCGGAGACGATCGTATCCCTGATCGAATTGATCGGCGCATTGGTGATATTCAGCAAGGTAGCTGGGGTGCTGGGATCGATTGGCATGTTCTTTTCTGGATTGGCACAAATAGGAACCATCTTATCTGGACTTTCGGGCGTGGCGTCGCTTCTTGGCACGCTTGGCTCAGTGTTTGCTTCGATCGGGGCGGTAATCACGGGCGGAGTCTTATTACCTTTATTGGTGATCATTGGGACGTTAGCGCTGGTATATCTGGCTTTCAAGACTAATTTTGGAGGCATTAGAACGACAGCAGAACAATTGGGGTTCATTATTGGATATACCTTTAAGAAGATCGGAGATGACATTAAATTTTCCTGGGATGTGACTGTCTGGTATTTGAAGGATAAGTTCAATGAGATGTTGGCGAGTGCGACAGACCTGGTGACCAAGATCAAGGGAGCATTCAACATTGACTGGAGCGAGTTGGGGAAGAAGATCATTGATGGAATGATCGCAGGAATGATGGGTGGGATCGCGGCAGTGATATCTGCGGCGGAGGATGTGGCGAAAGCGGCTTTGGATGCGGCGAAGAATGCGCTGGGTATCAAGAGTCCTTCGGCGGCTTTTGCTGCGCTAGGCGATTTCAGCGGGATGGGATTTGTGCAGGGATTACAAAAAAGCATGACTCCGCAGAAGATCTCGCCAATTATGAACCGAGTGGTGGCTGGGGCAAGCTCGACAATCAGCCGCTCGATGAACAACAATATCACCATCAATAACCCGACGGCTGAGCCTGCTTCGAGCAGTGTGGATGGCACACTGAAGAGGCTGGGATATTTGGGGGTGTTGAAATGAGCAGTTGGAGTTTTGAAGGCACGCTCCTAGATGATCTGGGAATCGTGACGCTGGTTTCCGATTCTTTCAAGACACTCAAACGGCGCGGTGGGAATATGTTGATCCCTCAGCGCGATGGGCGTATTTTTACGCGAAAATATTACGAGCAGAGAACCATGACGCTGGGATTGGAAATCACTGAGGACTCATTGACAGCGCTGGAGACTGCGATAGATACGGTCAAGGCTCTTTTTGGCGAAAGCGAATTGGGAACATTGTCTGAGACGCTGGAGGATTTGACTGTACGAACGCTGGAGGTGGAACAAACGGGTGACCTGGATCCTACGCGGGTCTCGCCGCTGTGCGTAAAGATGCTATTGGAGTTTGTCGCGCCTGATCCGTTTTTCCGCGGGTCTGCGCTGGTGACCGATACACATACGATTGACGCTTCGCCGAAAACGTACACGCTGACGAACCCAGGCACTGTGTATGAGCGCAACCCGAAGATCACATTGACGGGTCCGCTGAATAATGTGACGATCACGAATCTGATTAATGGTGTGAGCATCAGTTATAACGCTGCGATTGCAAGTCCGCGAGTGGTGACGATCCAGTCAACGAATGGCGAGTTCACGGCGACAGATGATCTGGGTACGAATGTAATTGGGAATGTTTCACATGCAGGCGATAGCACATTATTTGTTTTGAAAAAAGGCGCGAACCCGCTCAGCGTGGTGGATTCCGTTGCCACTACAGGCACAATAAAAATTGAGTATTATCCTCCATACCTGTGATCTAAAAGGAAATTATGACAACCCCCGACCCAAACAATGACCCCGGTGAATTTATTCTAAATGACTTTATAGATACAGGCGCAAATATAAACATTTTGCCTGCCAAGAATTCCTCATTTCGTCTTGACCTGAATGAGTGTGGGGGAGGAAATCTTAGCGTTCCTGCTTCGTCCGTTGCCGCAGGACTGATAAAATCCGGGCAGGTTGTGATTGTCAAATATCGCGGCGCAATACGGGGAGGTTTTTTTGTCGAGCATATCAACGAAACAATTGCCAATGCAGGCGAGGGCGCCGAGTTGTGGAAAACTATATCAGGGCGCGGCATCCTGGCACTGTTGGATGATGGCATTGTGTGGCCGGATGCAGAAGGCACTGGATCACGCGAATTTACAAGCACGAAAGCTGGAATACTTTATAACCTGATAACAGAGGCAGATGCCAGAGGCACATGGATACCTACTCTTGATTTCAGCGCAACAACCGATAGCGAGTCAGTGGCGTGGACTGATAGCGAATTGATGGAATTTTCAGCCGGTAAATCATTACTGGATGTTGCAAGGGAAGTAGCAGAGATGGGGATTGACATAAACTCTACGATTGATTCGACTGGCTCAATCACACTCAGCGCGTATAAAAATGAGTTCGGCTCCAACAAGGCTACGACAATAAAATTTAGGATTGGCAAAGAGTGCATCGAGGTTGGAAGTTCTGAAGCGGGCGATGAAATAAGGAATGCGCTGGCGGTAAAATACAGCAATGGTTTTTTATTCACCAATGATGCAGTATCCATAGCCGAGAGGCGCAGGCGCGAAGCAGTAATAGACGCGCAAGATGCGGGCAATGCGGCGAATGCGCTGAATTATGGAAATGCCATTCTTGAATATTCCAAAGACTCGAAGGTAGAGAAATCCGTACAGGTCTATGATGGCGTTGGCGTCCGCGTTTTCATAGATTATGGGCTAGGCGATTACATCACAATTGATAAAAACGGCACGGAGGCAATTTACAGGATTAGAAGCCTGCAATTATCCTGGGATGATGATGAGAAAGCCAGCGTAGTTGTCGGTTTGAACTCAATCATCCTTGAGAACGAAATCCGCATGGCGCGGAATCTCAAGAAGTTGCAGGAAAAATGGAGGCGGGAAGGCGATCCAAGTAAAATTATCGTTAATCAATGGTTTGGACTTGGGTTGAGCAGCGATACAACTGGTGGATATGTACAAGCAATTGCATTGGATGTAGTAAACAATGTTCTTTTTGTTGGTGGATCATTTGCACAAATTGGAGGAGTTTCGGCGGACAACATTGCAAAATACGATATAAACAGTAAAACGTGGTCATCTGTTGGAGGACAATTAAATAGTCAGGTTATTGCTCTTGTCATATCTGGTGATGATTTATTCGTAGGTGGCTCATTCACAAATGCAGACGGTATTTCGACAGCAGATTATGTTGCGAAATATTCAATTTCGGGAAATACGTGGGCATCTATTGGTGGTCAGTTGAATGACAGCGTAACCGCTTTGGCTGTATCAGGTGATGACCTGTTTGTGGGTGGTATTTTTACAAATGTTGCTGGCGTCAGTATTTACTCAATTGCTAAATACTCCATATCCGGCGATGTGTGGTCTGGAATTGGCGGGCAAATATTTAACTATGTAAAAGCTGTTGCAATCTCTGGAGATGATCTGTTTGCCGGAGGTTGGTTTGTTGATGCAGATGGAGAGGTGACGGCAGATAAGATTGCAAAATACTCAATATCGGGAGGCACATGGTCGTCCATTGGAGGACAATTAAATAACAATGTTGCCGCCCTGGCAATATCTGGTGATGATTTGTTTGTAGGCGGGGCGTTTACCGATGCTGATGGTATTGCGACAGCAGACCGCATTGCGAAATATTCTATTTCAGGTGGTACGTGGTCTAGCATAGGAGGAGGACTAGATAATTCTGTAAATGCCTTGACGGTATTTGGAGACGATCTTTTTGTGGGTGGGTCTTTTACAAATTATGATTACATCGCGAAATATTCCATATCCGGAAATACATGGGCATCTATTGGCGGAGAATTGAATAATGGGGTTTATGCTCTGGCAATGTCGGGTGATGACTTGTTTGTGGGTGGGTTGTTTACAACCGTTGAGGGTAGGTCGTCAAAAATGATGGCTGTTTACATTCATTCGCTCGAGGATGTTTTGGATGAACTTGGAGGCGGTGGAAATTCAATTACCAGATGGGGTAATATTATCGGTACGCTTGCGAATCAAGGCGATCTAAAAGCCAAGCTGGATTTGATAACTCCGCCCGCCGCGACAGCAGAAAACGATGTGCAGGTTGGCAATGGCTTGGGTTCGTGGATAAAAAAGACGCTGGCAGAATTCTCTACTATTTTACAAACATCACTAGACGGTGTCTATCTGAAATTGCCCGGCTGGATTACAGGCATAGGAACATGGTCGTATTCGAGCGCGGACGCTCCATCATTTGTCATATCAATCAATGCAGATGTAACAGCATTAATTAGCGTTGGAATGCGAATTAAACTTACCCAAACAACAGTTAAATATTTTATCGTTACGGCGGTTGGGGCATACGGCGGGGGGGCTACTCTTGTTACAGTTTACGGAGGCACGGACTACACATTAGCCAATGCCGCAATTACTGTACCATTTTATTCGTCTGAAAAAATACCGTTCGGATTTCCGGCTGACCCTTTGAAATGGACGGTATCCGCATCCAGTTCAAGTGATTGCCTGAAAGATACTCCAACCGTCAGCACTTGGTATGGAGACACCGGTTTGTCAGCAACAGGCCCCAGCTTGTCCATTCCCATTGGCGCATGGCGCGTGGATTATAAAGGTCTTATTTCTTCAAAAGACACAACAGTTGTAGATTTCACTATCTACTCCACGCTTTCCACTGCAAGCAACAGCGAATCGGATTCGCGCTTTACGGCTGGCGTGGTTCTAAGCGCACCGTCGGGGTCTTATACGATTTTTGGACCAGTTTTTGTGCAAAATAATATTTTGCTTGCGTCAAAAACAACCTACTATTTCAACGTTAAATCCAACATTTCAACCGCTGACAATATCCGTATTCGCGGTGATGTTGTGGCAAGCACTATAAAAGCGGTGTGTGCATATTTGTAAGGAGTTTTGAACGGCTTCTTTGGTATGTGCATTACCTCTACAAAAAGACCGCGCTATGAACGCGGTCTTTTTGTTGAAGAAGTGAAGGAGTATTGCATTATGTGCCTACGGAGAGGCGGTCCCGAGGACTGGCGGGGTGTTGGCACATCATCATCCCCGTTTGGAGGTGGGGAATCGTCTGGCGGGGGATTGTCCCCGTTTGAAATCATATCGTCACCTGGGAGAAAGTAGTAAATTGTGCCGCGGAGGGTGTTTTCGTGGCGTTCAACGTCAACGCGGTGAATCATGCCGCGCAGGAAGAGTTTGAGGGCGTGGGGTTCTTTGCTTTTGAGGATGGAGACGATGTCTTTGAGGGCGGTTTCAAGCTGGGCGGGAGTGAGGGCGGGCACCAGAGCGCGGGAGTCCCGCGCCCCTACAGATTCCAGTTCGCTCAGCGCGGATACAAGTTCGTTCTTTCGGTGTTCGAGTTCTGTGAGGCGGGTTTGGAGGGCGGGGGATGTGCCGTTTTCTTCAATGGCTTCGATGACGTTGTTGAGTTTCTTTTTGTTGGATGCGATTTGGGCGAGGATTTCGCGGCGCTGATCGGCGATCTGGGTGGATAGCTCGCCGTCCTGTTCGGCTTGGAGTTTGAGGAGGTCGCCAATGTTTTGAGGGAGGAGGATGTAGTTGGTGAAGGCGTTGATGACGACTTGTTCGAGGGCAGGCTTGGGGATGCGTCCTTTTGAGCAGGCTCCGCGTTTGCGGTAGGCGAGGGTGCAGAGGTAGGATTGGTATTTGTAGCCTGTCTTTTGGTGGGAGGTGCGTCCGTAGAGCGGCGATCCGCAACGGGAGCAGTGGGCGAGACCCGAGAGAATGAAGTCGGAGTTGACGCGGCGGGGGTGGTTGATGTCGCCAGATTTTACATTTTTACTTTGTGCAAATCCCTGTTGGATAAGTTGAACCTTATCCCACAGGGATTTTTCTATTATGGGTTCGCAGTAGTTTTCCAGGGTGACACTACCATAGACAAGGGTTCCGTAATAGAGCGGATTGCGCCAAAATGTGGCGTATGAGTTGATGGTAGAGAATAGCTTGCAGGCTTTTTGGATCTCATCGAGGGATTTGTTGGCGGCGCGCATTTGGAAGGCGAGGCGGACGCGGGGGATGAAGGCGGGGTCTGGAACCCAGCGGTGATTCTTGCGTTCAAGCCCTGTGCGGGAGTTGATGGTGATGATGGGTTCGCGCTTGAAGCCACGCGGCGGGACACCTGGCACGGCGCCCTGGGCGACGATGGAGCGGATGCCATCTTTGGAGTCGATGGAGGTTTGACGACGCTTTTCCTCGTTGGAGATGTCGATCAGGAATTCGACGAAGCGCCCGTAGGGTCCCTCGGGGATATGGTCGGTGAGGGAGTGGACGATGATGCCGCGTTTGCGGAGGAGGGATTTGTAGTAGGTGGAGTCGTCGAGGTCGCGGGCGAAGCGGGCGTAGTTCCAGATGAGGAGGGCTGCGGGGCGTTCGGCTTCGTTGCGGGTGTTGGAGATGAGGCGGTCGAAGTCGTCACGCCCTGCAGTGGAGCCTCCAGATTTGGCGGCGTCTTTGTAGATGCGGCGCAGGGTGAGGTTGTGCCTGGCGCAGTATTCTTTGATGGCTTCGAGCTGGCGAGGAACGGAGCGGTCTTGTCCTTCGCCGCCGCTGTCGCGCAGGTAGGTGTCTACGATGGAGTTGGCGGGGATGGTGGAGGGGAGAGGAGTTAATGTGTCGGATGTCAAGGTGTTGGGGAGTGGAGTGATCAGTTATCAGTGGTCAGTGATCAGTAATTAGTAATTGGTGTCTTCGCAGGCTAGGTTGTCGTCGTCTCTGTCGAGTCCGCTTGGGTCATCGTAGCCGAGGGATTTGCAATAGTCGAAACAGGCTTGCGCTTCAGAGTGCGATGAAAAATCGGGGCAATTGTAATCAATAGAGCAGGAACAGACTTCGGATTGTGGGGGTAGTGTTGATTGCAATGTTGGCTCAAGCGGTTGGGTTGCCAAAGAAAAAGGTGTGTTGGTTGAATAAATATATTGGGTTGGCTGTGCCATGTTGGTTTGAAGCTGGAAGATAAATATTGTGGCGGTTGGAATGTTTTCAATCAATGGTGCGATGGTTGCAGTGGATAGTGGCACTGGATCTGCTATTGCTGTTTGAGTACCTGCAGCAGAGTAAGTGAGCGCGATGAGGGTGGGAATGGGGAAAGGTGTATCAAGGACTTGAATCGGGATGGGAGTGGAGATCGAAAGAATATCACCATTATCGAAGGCAAAGACCAGGAGAATGCATGCGCAACAAATTACGCATAGAAAAGTGAAAGCGATAACGATGAGTCCTGTATTAGATTTGCGGTGTTTCACTATTTCACCCAATGCGCGGAATAGATTTTATAAGTAATCCAGCGCAGATAAAAATATTTTATGTGTTCAAGAACCTGAAACAACGTGGGAAAGGAATGCCATAATGCGCGAACATATAGCCATGTCCTTTGAGCAGGGGATAGATATTGCCATGCCCTATTTAAGTTTTCTAATCTTTGCTGGCTTCGATACCTTTTGAACCCGCTCAGAGATGTTCTGCGCTTCATATCTTTCAGCCTCTTCGGAGAATTTCTTTTGTATCTCTTCTGGAATAAATTCCCAAATACGATTTAATTTTTGAAGATAAGGATTAGGGCGGGGGAGATCAAGAACATCATAGATTTCGTTTCCAAATATCTCAGCCAAAATCTTTATATTTTCTGTACCTGGCTTTTTATTACCATTCATCCACATATTTACAAGTGGACGGCTTGTCCCAAGGTAAGCAGCAAAATCTTCAATAGTTTTTCTTCTCCCCTCATTGGCTTGCCATTCAACAAACTTACGAGTAATCCAATCAGAGAATTTTTCCATATATGAATTCATTCTAATTTGAAAAAGTACCATATGTAAGACCCTTGACATAATTTGTTGTTGAGGTTACTATGTAACTCTAGTTACATAAAGTAAATGTTGCGGAGAAAACGGAATGCAAGAAGAACCCAAAATCGAAGATGTGATGAAAGCCTACATGGACAACTACAACCTGACGCAAGAGAATTTCGCCGCGCAGATTACAGCCAGCCTTGTCAATACAAATATCAGCCGTGTTTCGGTGACGAATTGGTGCAATGGCAAATCGTCTCCGAACACGGACTTTTTATTAGTATGCGCAGTTGCTTATGAAGATTGGCGGCGCTCATGGGCGATGCAATGTTTGAAGGTGAAATTGCCTGAGGTGTTTGATAGTGGAGTAGTGGAATTCAAGCTGCCCTTGGCAGGATAAGGATGAGCGCAGTGTGGACGGGACACTGCGCTCGAGAGGATGGAGATGGGCGAGGACGGGTCGCCCTTTTTCTATCGGTAAGTGTAGCGCAGGTTTGGTGAGTTTGGTGATTTTTACAAGTGAATTATGGGATGGCAGACCTGAAGATGTCAAGAACTATATACCGCGCCAATATAAGCGGTGAGACATTAAGGTGGCTGTTACAGGCAGCTTCGATGCTCCCCATCCCACTAGAGAGTAGGAAAGTTTCTCTCCTCCTTTGGTAATGGTGTGCGTTTTGGTCAGCTTGGCTCGATCAGAGCGCACACCACCAAAGAGGACCAGTAACCAGTAATCAGTAAACAGTAAACAGTCAAAACCAAAAGGAGATAACCAATGTCAGGTCAAATACAAAATGCAAGTCAAGCGCCAGTGGTGCAATGTTTCAAGTGTCATCAGGATTTCATCCTTGGGGTGGAAGGCATTGAAACGAAAAATGGAACTATCTGCGATAGCTGCGGATATGTTGTGCGGGACAGAGAAGGTTTTGCCTGGACAAGTCAACCAAACATGTGCATGTGCTTCGAGTGTGCTGGGGATAATGATGAATGTCCAGTGCATGGGGGAGATCATGAAACACAATAAGAGACCTTCAGTGAATTATATCCGCAAGTTTTTGCCGAGTCTTCGAAGGGTGTCCACGCTTGAGGGACGCAAGTGGACTATTGATGGCAAAGAGCATTTCGGTACTTTGCAAGAAGTGATCGAATTCTATGGCAAACGCCCTCCGGAGCTGGCTGAGTTGATGAAGAAATTGCCCGCAGAAACAGAGACTGAATCAATATTGGCAGATATTTTAAACGCTGGCGCAGAGAAGGAAGTGAGCAATGTTCCAGCAAATTGATATTACCCAGTTAGGGGTATCTTCGCAGTTAGATTGGCGCGCGGAGTTTGGTCTGTGGCTGAGACGGACGCCAACTCAGAAACGCAGTGAGCGCAGTCACCTTTCGGTGGAGGCATACACATCGGACATCGAGCAGATGAGCCGCTGGTTTACAAGCCGCTATGGTGTGGAGTTTGCGCCAGATCATGTCAACAGCGCGAATTTGCAGGAATATTTTGGTGGGCTTGAGTGTGCGCCTGCAACCTATAACCGCAAGCTGGCGAGTGTGCGGATGCTGATCAAATGGTCAAGGTCGGTGAATGTTTTGGACTATGACCCAAGTGAGTGGATACCTTTGCAGGACGCGACCAGGGAAAGTCCGCGGGATGTGGTGGAAGATGATCGCGTGATGTTGGAATTGGCGGCGGAAGAAAACGAGTCCACGCTGATTGGGCTGCGCGATAGTTTGATTTTCTTTTTGATGTCGAACGCGGGGTTGCGTATCAGCGAGGTTGTTGATTTAAAGTTGAGCGATCTGCACTTGGATGATGGATATATCCATGTGTTTGGAAAAGGGCAGAAACATCGCAAGGTCAATGTAGGCGGGCGATTGGTGAAGAAGATCAATGCCTGGTTGAGTCGGATGCCTGCAAGCATTGAAGGCACATTAATTACCGAAGAAAAGGGATTGTCCATTGAACGCGGGCAGGCTTGGAAACGGTTTGTGTTGATCAGGGAAAATGCGGGCGTGAAAACAACTCCGCACGCGATGAGGCACACGTTTGTGCTGCGCTTCATGGATGCGGTAATGGGCGGAGATCCCAGCAAGCTGCCTGCGGCAATTGATGCGGTATGTCAACAGACGGGTGATCGCCCTGAGGTCATACTGGCTTATTACACGCGGGCACGTGAGAGCGATATGCGTGCGGCGGCGGAGGTGATGTGATGAGTGGCAAACTCGAAAATCTTACGATGGACAAATTGCTGGAAATAATACGCGACGAAGAAATGAGTACCCAGAAAGCGCGAACAATTGCAGTTGGGGAAATTCAGCGGCGTGTGCGTTTATTGGCGATCAACAGAAAGCAAATTGCGCAACGACTGGCGGCGTATGAAGAAGATGAGCGCGGGTATTATCCGATTGCAACTGTGTTTGAAAATGCTCCACTTGCGCTTATCCAAGTGAAGTTGAAAACGGGAGCGCAGGAACTGAGATGGGTGTTGACCCTTCTTGACAATGGAGATGGGCAATGAAAGAAAAATTCGTTGAGCATAATTTCAATGCCACAAGCACTAAGTTGATCGCAATTGCGGGTGGAATTTTGAACGAATATCGAGCAATGGGGTATCGCTTGAGTTTACGCCAGTTGTATTACCAGTTGGTGGCAAGGGATTACATAGAGAATTCAGTAAAGTCTTATAAGCGAGTTGGAAATCTGATTAGCGATGCACGCCTGGCAGGGATGGTTGATTGGGAAATGATCGAAGATCGCGGACGTGAAACGGTTATTCCGACCGCATGGAAGTCGCCTGCGCAGATCGTGCGAGCTGCGGCTCAACAATTCCGCGTGGATCGCTGGCAAGGTCAGTCTTGCCATGTGGAGGTGATGGTCGAGAAGGATGCGCTCAGCGGCATTCTGGAACCAGTATGCCGTGAAATGCACGTGAGATTTACGGCCAACAAAGGCTATAGCTCATCATCGGCAATGTATGAAGCAGGTAAGCGTATGGCAGATGCGATGGATCGGCACGGTCGGATAGTACATCTTTTTTATCTGGGAGATCACGATCCGAGTGGGATTGATATGACGCGCGACATTCGGGAACGTCTTGGCATGTTTGCGGAAAGTCAGCGAATTAAAGTCCACAGGCTGGCGCTCAATTATGAACAGGTCGAGCAATGGCAACCCCCTGAGAACCCCGCAAAAGAAACAGATAGCCGATACAAAGCTTATGCAGATGAATTCGGCGAATCATCCTGGGAACTCGATGCAGTTGAGCCGCGCACACTGGCAAATTTGGTTCGTGATGGGATTGAGGATTTGATTGACCGAGATAAATGGCGAGAGATCATGCAGGAAGAAGAACGAATGCGTGATGAGCTACAGAGTTTTGCTGATGAATATGAGAACAGAGAGGATGGTGAGTGATATTTTCAATCGGAGATCCAGAAACGGGCAAACGCACCGATATGCGTTATGAAACGGTGGAACTTGCCGATATTGCGGCAAGTGAAGCCAGTGTAGACGATCATGTTTGGGCGGTGTGGAATGAGGATGATGAGGAACTGGTTTCATTGGTATTTCAAGAACGAGTTTTTGATTAGTCAGGTGAAACGTGACTCTTCAACAGTTGTCGTTTGGCGGTGTGAGCCGCGTAAGTTTTTGCTCACGGTGCAAGAAGCCATTGAGCAACCCAGCGTCTGTGGATGCTGGAATGGGTCCCGTTTGTAGAGGTCATAGAAAAGGAGATGATGGAATGAGTGATATTTGCAAGTGCAAAGAATTTTCCGATGGAGAGACCGAAAGTATGATTTTTCTGGACGAAGCATTGGTTTTGGGGCGGCATCCGCGTCCAGTTGATCGGGAAGCAGATATGGATATCGAAGTGGGACAGTGCCTGACGAATGTTCCGCACTTGGTTGTCCATCATTCTCCAGATGGCTTCGAGTTTGGTTATGGCGGTTCAGGTCCTGCGGATTTGGCATTGAATGTTTGTCAGTGGCATTTGAACAGCATGAGTTATCAGGGCGAGAAGATTGAATGCTTTGATGGTACATGCTGGTCATTGGCATGGGTGCTGCATCAGGAATTCAAACGCGCATTTATTGAAAATGCTCCACGCCAGGGAATCACTATCTCGATGGCGGAGATCAAACATTGGTTTGCAACACACATCACTGAAGATATGAAACGTATGTATGCAATCCAAGTGCAAGAAGATGAGTAATGAATGGGCAAGCGCGTCGAGTTGGTTACAGAATTCAAGGTGGTCTATATTCCGCTTCCGCCAGAGAGGGCGGCGGCTCGGCGCACAGGTCTACTACTACTAATGCAATGGATCAAGGAAGATTTGTCTTTGAACCCCGAGGGCAAGGTGAGCAATGAAGTTATGGATGCTAATCGTGATGGTGATGATGGCAGAGTTCGGGATGCATTATTTCCCCTGGAGAACGTTGCTGAGAGGAAGAGAACTCCCGCGTCTCGCGGCATATACGCTTGGGTTATTGGGCATGATGGGTCCGCTCACCGCATGGCTTTGGGAGCGTGGCGAAGTTGAGGTCATACAAACGTTGTGGGCTGTGACTATGTCCGCTGGCTTGATGGTGTTCGCACTATACGGTCTTGATCATTATTTGGATCTGATGATGCGTGATATTGAAGCCAACGAACGTGAACAAGCACTGCGTAAGGATACCGATGCCAAGAAGTAAGGGAATGAATGGGCAGGTAATGCGTGTGCGCAATGAACTGGAAGGCGCAGTTCTGTCACTGGTTGATTGCGAAGAGGTCATTCCAATCGTTATGTTGCGAATAGAGCAAGCCATTCGCAGGGCAGGACTTGGGTCATTGCTTGAGCCTGCTTTGTGTGACCTGGCACGAGTAGCCTCATCCATTGATGATGCGAAGGCGCAGGTCAACGGGGCGGTTGGGTTGTTGGTGAAGGAGTGATGTGGCGTGCCCATCAAGTTGTTTAGGCAGTAGTAGAAAGAATCGCAAACTTCCCTTTTGCCCTGTGGCTGGGTGGTGTGTAGAAAACGGTTTGTGGCGGTCAAAAAAACATGCAACATAACATGGGGTTATGTCGCATGGATGGGCATGGGGTAGGGGGGTGGGTCGGTTACTTCTTTTTTTTGGCTCGCGCCCCACGGTAAGCAGCTGGAAAATTCTGAGCAGATCTGGAGAAACAGTCTGATGGTTGTTGGATGGATGGCATGAAATATCTTGATATTGGACGGAATAGATGACGATCATTGATGATATCAAAGGGCGAGTAGATATTGTGGAGCTGATCCAGCAGGATGTGGTGGTGAAGCTTCGCAGGTCGGGGAAGAACTGGACGGGCTTTTGTCCATTTCATGCGAATTCGCATACGGGTGCGTTGATCGTTTTTCCTGATACGGGAACATGGCATTGTTTTGGTTCGTGCAATGAAGGCGGCACAGTGATTGACTGGGTGTTGAAGAAGAATCCAGGCTATGACGTAAAGGAGGCAATCAGAGATCTTGCTAAATTGGCAAACCTGCCATTGGGCGAGATGGACGGGACTGAACTGAAACAACGCCTCGCTGTGAGAGCGCGTGAAGACGCATTACAGATCGCCGCACGGTTATTTGCGAAATGGCTGATGGCAGATGAAGAGGCGTTGGCTTACGCGCGCTCACGTGGATGGAGTGACGAGACGATCACAGCATCAAGATTGGGTTTCAGCGGACGGGCTTCTGCTGCTCAAGTAAAAGAGATGAAGGGCGAATTTGACCTATACGGCATCAAACATGATTCGCCCGATGCGGTGCTCGTGCTGGGGTTCAAGGGAGATGTGGCGGTATGGGCGCAGAAACATGATCTTGATCCGCACGGATTCAAGGAGAAGAATATACACGGGATGATGGATACGCCTGGACTGGTGTACGCGCACAAGCTCTACGGGAGGATCGTGTATCTTTCGCGGAGACAATTGCCAGGGCGGGACGTGATCCGTGATAAGGAATCAGGCGCAGAGACAGAATGGAAGTCATTCAATTCCTATGTAACGCTGGCTGGCGAGAAAATCCCATTTTTCAATCACATGCATTTGCGAGATCACTCGAAGATCGTGATTGTGGAAGGGCAGGGCGATGCCATTACGCTTGCACAGTGGGGCATCCCTGCGATGGCACTATGCGGATCGGCATGGAAGAACCTGGGTGAGTATATTGATATGCTCACGGCAAAGAAGGAACATGGAGCTCCATACGACACGATTTACTTTGCGACCGATGCAGACACGCCAGGCGAAGCCATTGTTACGGGCGCTGGAAAAGATGACGGAAAATTTCCGCTGACTACTGCTTTTGGCGGGATGTTGTGGGTGGCGCGCTGGCCAAAATTCAAATGGGTGCGGCCGGATGGCAAGGAAAAGATAGGCAAAGACGCGAATGACCTGGCGCAGTATCACGTTGACAACGATATTGAGCCGAAAATGCAAAAGAATAATGTACAGGCGGTTTTCGACAGCGCTGAGCCAATCGTGTTGATGGCGGCACAATATGCGGGTCGGAAACAAGGCGCGGACCGCACGAAATCACTGGAGATCGTGCTGCCATTGATCGCCAGGATGCCCATCAACACGCGCAATGACATGCGTTTGAAGTTGGCAAAGGCATTATATCCAGAGGATCTCTTTCCTGAATATAAAGGCGCTCCGATAAGACCCTATGAGAAGTTGATCGGGAATGAGATCAAGACTAGGGATGATGAAGATAAGCCTGTTGAAATCGAGGAGGTAATGGGGGGCTGGTATCCAGTGAATGAAGACGGTTCGGAAGGTTATTTGTTGGAGATGATCTATGACAAGCGGAATGGCAAATCGAAATTTGCATACGCTCATATCTGGCTGAAGAAAAAGGATAACTCGGTGACCTTGACATCCACGCGCGAGATCGGGACGGCAAATTTTATTGACATCAACGGGAAACGTTACGTTCCAATGATTGATGACAACGTACGCTATGGTACGGTGAGATTGCCAAGCGAGTTGGGAGCCAAAAAGAGACCCCGCCAGCTGCTGGGCGAGATCAGGCTGTTCATTACAAGATATTTTTTATTGGATGCAGATATTCATATCATTCAAAGCTCGTTATATGCACTCTTCACGTGGGTCTACGATTGCTTTCCTTATCTTCCATATTTACGGGCGCGCGGCGCTCCTGGCTCAGGCAAATCAGAGTTGATGCTGTTGGTTGGTAAGGTGTGCTACCGAATGATGACCACGGCGGGCTTGACAAGCATTGCAGGCTTCAAAGGCATGGCGCACATCTATAAAGGCACGTTAATGATTGATGAAGTGGATTCGCTGTCTGCAAATAGTAAAGAGGACCGCGGCGAGCTGCGGGCATTGCTGAATGTGCGAGCCATGAAAGAACAGGCGCGGATCATAACGATGATGGATGTGGTGAAAGCGGATGGGACACATACGTTTAGGCCTACTACTACTTTTGTGTTCGGTCCGACGCTGTTGACGATGTATGGCCCATTCAAAGACCCTGCGACAGAAAGCCGATGCCTTTCATTCGATCTGTATAAGCGCGATGTGCGGGATCTGTTGAATCATAAGCCGAACCCAATTGAGCCAGGTGTAATTCCGCCTGAACAGGAAATCGAAGGCATGGCTTTGACGAATGACTTGTTGTATTTCAGGCTGGAAACATGGATGCCGAGCATCGAAGTGGATGCATCGGTGAAGCTCACAGATGTGCGAGTGAGCGCACGCATGAACCAGGTGATGCGCCCATTGAAGGTTCTGGCCTATTTGCAAGAAGATAAAGAATTGATGGAAGATCTGAATATGGTGGCTGAGATCAATTTCGAAGAGGAACAGAATCGGGCGGCGGCTTCGTTCGAGGCATTGGTATTTCGAGCGGTTGTGGCAGTGAATGAAGACGAAGAGTATGCAAAATATGTACACCTTGGGAAACTGCGAAAACTTGGCATCGTGCGTTATGTCCTGGCGAAAGACCTCGCGATGATCGCCAACATGATGATGGATGCCGAGAATTATTCGGCTGAAAGCACTCAAAAAAAGAAAGATGATGCTGTGACATCGCAGACCGTGAGCGGGTATTGTCGTGATTTATTCAGATTGCCAGTGGAGCGGGCAGGTTCGAAGGGCGGCGGTAATGCGGTAGTGCTGGATAAAGAAATGATTTCGGCCATCAAATTCCGTTTTGGAATGGATCAGGTTGATTTGGAAGAGCCGAAACAACTGGAATTGAGTGAGGAAGGAAAAACATGAGGCACATGAGGCTCATGAGGCAATTTGGGCGTACGGCGAAAAATATTTGTTTTGTGGAAAAAATTCTTTACAAAACAAATATTACAGGGTGCATTTGGGCGATTTTCCCTCATAAATCCTCATTTGCCTCATTAAATGGCGTACTTGTATATACATTTATTGGTAAAAGTATCTAAAACATGAGGCTTATGAGGATATATGAAGATAGGTAAATTAAAGGTTTTTATTTGTCTTGTATATAGGAAGGGTCGCAGGCCTCCGAAAAAGTTTGAAAACATGAGGCAATTATGAGGCAACATGAGGCAAGGAGCGTACGAATGAAAAATACGGTCAAGACTGATTTTAGACAGTTTTTGGTGTATGCGGGCCAGCACCCGTGGGAGGATGCGGGATGGCAGATTGGGTTTGATTTTGGGAAGGTGCAGGTCTCAATTGCATGTACGCCAGAGACAAGGGGAGTTGAATTGATGGCGTGGGGACTGTTTTTGAAGCCTTTGGAATATGTGACTCCAGCTATGGCGTTGGAGTTTTTGGAAAGGATGGTGCGTGATGAATGATGGGCCGCGCGCGTGGAAGTGGATGGTGCCTGGCGTGGGCATCGGAGGGGTGCTGGTAATGCAATTATGGATCAATGAATATGGCTCTCCGTGGATGGCTTATTGCATTTACGGGACCATACCTGTGATGTTGATCCTTACAGCTCAAAGTGTGGCGATGTTTTGGGCATATTACAGCGAACTATTTACAGATCAATTTGTGGCGCGGCGGCGGGCTATTGCTACGACTGCTGAAACACAATTATTTGAGATGGCGCGATTGATGCATCCAGAGACTGTCAGGTTATTGCTGACGCACAGGAAAACGAAATGGCGAATCAAAGAAGCCAAATTGAATGAACTGGTGGATTGGGTGTTGGATGCGGACCCGCGTATTCGGGTGGAGTTTGTGGAGTATGTGTTGGGGAATTCCACACAATATGCAATGATGCCGATGAATGGTTATTTGAGCGATAAGGCATATACATTTAATCCTGATAAGTTGGTGACAGATTATGACCAGTACCGAGCGTTTCACAAACTGCTGATCAATCGGGCTATGGCAACAGATTCACTGGGGAGCCAGCCTGGTCAGTGGATCGAGCCGTGGACGCCTGAGCTTGTGGCGCGGCAATTTGGAATTGCGTTGGTGGATGAAAAAGCGGCGGAGTCAAAGACCCTCGCTGAGCCAGAATTGAAGTCTGTAGTTCAATCATAAAAGAGGAGACATACAATGTATAACGATGAAATGATTTATCTCGGTGAGGACCTTGGTATGGGCGCAAATAAATTGTGGAGCGCTGGTTGGTATGTGCCTGGAGAAAAGAAAGACAGGTTCAATCTCGTTAAGGCTGGCGGTTCGCAGATGGTGAGCCAAGTTGCCTCCAATGGGCGCGGGCATTTTGAAGGCATGCTTGGCTTGAAAAGCAAGCGCCGCCCGATGGAGATCTCTTCTGATTTTGGCTCGTTCTATGTTGGCGATGGAGCGCATGAGTATGGGCGGCCTGTGGAGAATTTGGATTTCGAACGTTTGACTGGCGCGCCTGAGATGCGGGCGTTGCTTTATGGAAGCCTGGCGCAATTTCAAAAAGTTTACGGAAAGTTTGATCGTCCACTTTCGCTGATGGTGGGCTTGCCATTGCAGATGATGATGGGGGCGGATGCGAAGCAATACCAGGCTGGGGTGAAGGGATGGCTGAAGGGAACGCACCAATTCACGGCGGATGGGGAGGCGGTGAACATCGAGGTGGGACAGGTGCGGTTGACGAGTCAACCAGTGGGGGCATTGTTCGATTATGTGCTGGATGATGAAGGTCACATTCAGGCTGATCGCGCGAGCGCCATGCTGGATGAAGTGGGCGTGATCAGCGTTGGTTTCAACACGGTGGAGCTGCTAGTAGTGAAGGATCAGGGCGCAGTGGAGCGTTTCACTGCTGGTAATACTTTGGGCGTGCGCCGTTTATTGGAGCTTTTGAATCGGGATGGATTGTGGTCATTGGGTGAATTGGATGAGAAGGTCCGCACTGGACGAATGCGGGATGAGATGAAGATAATTCTTCCGATTTGGGCGCGCGAGGTGAATGGTGAGATCGAGCGCAGGTGGGGACAAAGTTTCAAACGTTTTGTGAAAGTGATCGTTGTGGGGGGCGGGGCGTTGTTGTTGAAAGAAGCATTGACGGCGCAGTTTGGAGCGAAGGCTTATGTGCCAAATTTGCCTGTGCTGAGTATTTCGAGGGGGTTGTGGAAACTTAGTGTGATGAAGAGGTAATAATGGCGAGACCAAGAGACAAGACTCGGAGCGAGCGGATACGCATTGATGGTTATCGCAAGCGCGGCGTTGATGCCCGGCAGGATAAAACATTTGCCTGGCTGGATGCAATCCCAGCAGGGAAGCGGTTTGATTTTGCGTGGGAGCTATTCACTGCGGCACTGAATGGTGAGCTTGGATCAGTGATGCAACAGGCAGTTGAGGATGGTGATGTTGAAAAGGCTCGCGAAGCCGCAACGCAGATCGTTAGTGCGTTTGTTGTGGATGATGACTAATTCTTAACCGTCAAAAACGATTTCAAATTCTTAACCGCCAATAACTCCCCTACCCCATTTTGTATTGTTCGCGTGCGCTCGGTGTGGACATGCAAATGGACATCTCCCTTGTGTGGGGGAGGGGAGAAGGCAAAAGGATGAAGGATGAATTATGAAGGATGAAGTTATCGAGCTTAAGAACATTGTCAGTGATGATGGGATGTACGCTGTGCATCTGATGTCAAACGCTGAGTTGACTGTTGAGGCTTTGCGAAAATACGATGCGCCAGCTGATGCAAAGGTCGAGATCAATAAAGAAGCTGGCGTTTATCATTTGCGCGCGACGTGGTTGTTGTGTGGGGCACTGGAGATCAATTGTGAGGTGTGGCCAGCGCCGAGGGTTTTTGTGGTTTGGAATTTGGCTTTATGCGATTCGGTGAAGGGCGCGATGTATGAAGCGGCGAATAAATACGAGGATGTTTTTGGGGAGCGATCGCAATATGCTTTTGTTCATAAGATGCCCCGAGGAGTTGAGAATGGCGCGGAGGTGGGGGATTTGATGTTGTTTGAAGCGGAGTGGATGGTCCGCAAGTGCGTGGCTGTTAGATAAGGAGACAAAATGGATAATCTGGACGGGAAGGTTTTGAGCAATTCGAAGCAGTGGCGGTGCGACAAGGGGCACATCCTGGGCGTGATCGAGCGGGTGCAGGTGAGTGTGATGTTGGATGACAAATCCACGCTGAAATATTACACAACGCGGCTGATTATCTTTCGGGCGGCTGTTGATCTATGTGCTGAGGTGCCTGCGGAGATTGCGGTGGCAGGCACTTTGGATGGAAAGATGCTGAGCATGATCTGGAAATGCTCAGTGCCTGGATGCGGGTATTTCAAGGAGTGGCATCCTGATGAAGGCGCGTTGGAGTGGTTGAAGAAAAGATATGGAAAGGATGGTGTGTGATGCCAGCTTATAACTTTCAAGAACAGTTTGTGCCAATGATATTGGATGGACAAAAGTCGCATACGATCAGGCGGAGAAGAAAGCATCCGACGAAGGTGGGTGATAAGTTGATGCTTTATACGGGGATGCGGACGAAGCAATGTAAGTTGATCGTGATGACTGAGTGTGTGAAAGTCGAGCCAATCATGATATGGCCTTTCAAGAATCATCTGGCTTCGCCGATCAATGTTCCAATTGAGGAATTTGTCCATAATGATGGCTTTGAAAACGTGGATGCCTTCTTTGAATTTTTCAGGCGATATAAAGCCGAGTGTCTGAATGATTTCGAGATCATTTGGTGGGATGCGAAAACCCTCACCCTGCCCTCTCCCGAGGAGAGAGAGGAAATATATATGGAGGTGCGTGATGGGAAAGAATAGCAAAATCCAATGGACAGATCACACGTTCAATCCGTGGATGGGTTGCACCAAGGTTTCGCCTGGGTGTGTGAATTGCTATGCAGAACGCGACATGGATATACATTGGCATAAGGTGCAGTGGGGTCCGCAGGGAATGCGGGTGCGGACGAGTAAAGCGAATTGGCGTCAGCCGTTGAAATGGAACAAGGATGAATTGTGGGAGCAATGTATTGGTTGCGGCTATCGTGGGCCGTTGGCTTCGTTCAATAATTTCCGCATGGATTTGGAAGGGGATGGCGGATATACAGTGGATTGTCCGAAGTGTCCATCCATTGAAACATTCAGAACCCGACAACGGGTGTTTTGCGCGAGTCTGGCAGATGTAGGCGATCATCATCCGAGCGTGCTGAATGAATGGATCGAAGACCTGGTGCGGCTGATCGAGCAAACGCAGAATTTGGATTGGATGCTGTTGACAAAACGCCCTGAGGATTTGTTGGCTCGATTCGGAATGTTTTGGGGACTTGAACGGTGGCCAGAAAATGTATGGGTTGGCGTTTCGACTGAAGACCAGAAATGCGCGAATAAACGAATTCCGGTCCTTCAGAGTATCCCAGCGGCAGTGCGATTTGTTTCCTGCGAACCGCTGCTTGGTTATATTGATTTGAGCGAGGCGGTTGAGCCTGATAAAGAAGCGTGGCATGAAGTCAGTGCAAGACAAGATGATGATGAGCCTGAGGAGTTTGTTGAAGAGTGCGAAGCCGAATGTGATTGGGTGAATTTCGGGAATGATCTGGTCGACAATCCTGAACATCGAGAGTGGGTGGAACGAAGGCGCCTGATAGCTGGCTTCAAAACCTTGAAGCATGGCGCGATTGATTTGGTGATCGCTGGCGGGGAGAGCGGCTCGGAGGCGCGACTCACAGACCCGAATTGGCTTCGCGCGCTACGGGATGAATGTACGCAGGCTGGTATTCGGTTTTTCTTCAAGCAGTGGGGAGAGAATGTTCCGCTTGACCATCTCCCCTGGGTGACGGACAAAATTACGTTCAAACATAAACCTGTCGAGATCAATGGGACGATGATGGCGCGTGTTGGGAAGGGGATGGCTGGCAGGGTGCTGGATGGAAGAGAATGGAGTGAGATGCCGAGATGAAACTTATGGAAGAAGTTCAAAATGCCTTGCGTGTGCAGGGATACGCATATAAAACAGAGAAGCAATATTTAAGCTGGATTCGAAGATATGTGCGGCGCTATCTTCCGAAGCATCCGCGTGAGACGGGCGGGGATGGCGTGCGAGAATATGTGACTTATTTGGCGGTCGAGAGGCATATCTCCCCCACCACGCAAGGTCAATGTCTGGCGGCTTTGCAGTTTTTGTATAAAACGCTTGGGGTTGATATTGGTGACATAAAAGTTGTTCGAGCGAAGAAAGATAAACATTTACCGACGGTATTGACAGAGACTGAGGTGATGAATCTATTGATGCATCTGGACGGAATCTATAAGATCATGGGTGAGATGATCTATGGCGGCGGTCTGCGGTTGATGGAGTGTTTGCGCTTGCGGGTGAAAGATGTGGATATGGATAATTTGTCCGTTACCTTGCGTGAGACGAAGAGCAATAGAGACCGCGTGACGTGTTTGCCTGCTTCGGTTGTTCCGATGCTGAGACTGCATTTGGAGAAGGTAAAAGCTTTGCATAATGAAGACTTGGCGCGCGGTTTGGGGATGGTGGAAATGCCATATGCGTTCGACCGTAAATCTCCGAATGCCGGGTTAGAGTGGGGCTGGCAATATGTATTTCCTGCGGCTGGACTTTCACGTGATCCATACTCAGGAAAGATTGGGCGACATCATATTTTCGAGACAAGTTTGCAGAGAGCTGTGAAATCTGCTGCAACGGCGGCTGGCATTGCGAAACCCGTGGGAGTGCATACGTTACGTCACTGCTTCGCTACGCATTTATATCGCGCTGGAACAGATATTCGAACTATTCAGGAGCTGCTTGGACATTCAAAACTTGAGACAACAATGATTTATGTACATTTACAGGGTGGCGCGGCGGTTCGTTCGCCGTTGGATCGGTTGTCTGCGATGCCTGTTATACGGCAAGCAGTTGTAGAATCATGAGTTCGGCGTCGCTCGGGGATGCTGGAATACGCACCCCGCTCGCTAGACCCCGAACGGGCGCGCGATACAATTGCGTTGCTCGGCTAATCAAGAAAGGAAAATTATGACAAAAGATGAACTCTTGCAAATTAAGGAACATTTAACAGCGGCGCATCAAATGGTGAGCGACTTATGTCAAGGAAATCGTAGATGGACAATGTCTGTTCCTGCTCGCTTTGGTTATGACCCGGACTTAGTAATTGACCACGCACTTGTTGATGCCGATAAAATGCTAATCCAGTTATTGAGCGACGCCGAACAACGCAATGCACCCACCGAAGCAGGCGGGGAGTGGACTTGCACAAAATGCAAGACCCGCAACAGTGACGATAAATCAATTTGTGGGTTCTGCGATACCCCCCGCCTCGGCGGGTGATCGCGCGCCCGTTAGGCTTCTTGCTGTAAAACAAAGTTGCGGGCGTCCACACGCGGTGGCGAATCCGCTCACAGAGAACTTGTTCGGTGTAGTGATACGGTGCGGACAAGACTTGCTGAGATGAGTATGGTAGGCAAGCGAAAAGTTATAACGTGGCGACATCACAAACGCGCCAATCTGTGAGACGGAAGGTAATCAATCCTTCCCCGCATTTACGAAGCCTAACAAAGCGTGCAGTGGACGGTGCTGATAGTCTGCCTATCGGTGGCGCTTGAAGGAAGTTAGTGAAGGCATAAAGTTAGTGGCGGATGTCCACCGCACCGCCGCTCACGCAAACCGTTAGGTGGCTTTTTTATGAAAATGTTAACTTGCAAATATGGAAATCACGAATGCGATCCCCTGCACGTTTGCTATTACACAGATCTGAAAAATGGAATTGCGGAGGATACTCTAACGTGCAACTCTTGCTATGAAAGGCACATATTGAAGTTTTATCCGAAAAGCAAAATAGCCCGCCACCTAACACAGCGTGGAGCGGACTCGTTGAAGGCGGTGGTAATTAGCCCGCCGAAGTCAATTCAATTAGAAATGGTCTTGCCAGCGTAAAGCCACTAACGCTTGCCGTTCGGCGGACGGATATTTATGAGGTGCATGATGAAAAAAAAGAAAATTATTCATTCGGCTGAACGCGCTTTGAATAAGAAGTTTTGGGGTCGCGTGGATGTGAAAGAACCAGAGGAATGTTGGAATTGGACGGGGTATGTTGGGAAAAATGGGTATGGGATGGTTCGCTTCGAGGGTGAAAGATTTACCGCTCATCGTCTAGCTTATATGCTGGATAAGGGGAGGAAGATCAGCAGGAATTTCCTTGTTTTACAGACGTGTGAAAATAAGAAATGCTGTAATCCTTCCCACTTCAAGACAAGCACAAGAAAAAAGCAGTTGATGGAAATGGCGGAGAAAGGAACTGTCCGAGGATACGCACAAAGAGGGCGTGATAATCACAGTGCAAAATTGATGAATGAACAAGTGATGGAGATCAGAAGGTTGTTTGCGACTGGCGCATATTCAAAAACCAAACTTGGAAGAATGTTTTCCATTAGTGATGATGAAGTCAAAAATCTGGTAAATCACAGGAGATGGAGGTGGTTGAAATAAGATTAGAATCTGTGTTCTGACCCTTGTTAAATTTAGAAATTGTATTAAAATATATACACAACTAAATATCTCCGCAGGCCCAGCAAATTGGCGGGGCCGAGTTAACCAGCATGAGCGACTGACATCGAAAGATGTCGGTCGCTTTTTTGTTGTTCCCGCAAAGAACGCGGGACCTTGTAATTTCCAGAGCGGAGATTTACCCCCTTCGGCTTCGCCACTTCCCCCAAATGGAAGAGCGCCATTTGGGGGAAGACATGAAATGAAAAGGAGATTTGATATGAAAAAGTTTACTTCCATCTTGCTTGTTGTTTTGTTTGTTGCGGCGTTTGCCGTGATGCCTGTTTTCGCGCAGGGTTTGCACCAGGTTGAAAATCCTGCGACTGATGTTCAGTTGTACGTGATCGGTTTGGCGGCTACGGCGATTCTGTATGGTCTGAAGTTGATCACCACCCGTTTTCCGAAGATCAAGATCACACGCGAATGGGTTTCGGTGCTGATCTATGTGGTGGCGCTGGGATTGTCATTTGCGTTCGGCGGTTTTGCGCTGCCTGCGTTCGGCGTTTTTACTGACCCGTTGACTTTTGTGAGCGCGTCCTTTGGATTTATCAACGCGCTTTTGATTGCGATGGCGCCATCAGTATCGTTGGCAACGCTTTTTTATAACTTAATTTTGAAGCGCGTTTTCGATGCTGGGGCTGTGAAGGCTGGAATTATCGAGACGCCCAAAGCTGAGCCTGTGATGAAGGCGAAGAAATAATGGACAGAACTTCGTTGTGAGGCGGCGTGGCAAAAACACTATTGATTGACACCTGGGAATCGGGTGGAGAGATTGATGAGAATATTTTGCTTGCCAATGGCATAGCAGGTATGATCATGTGTCTTAATGACATAAGCGGCGGCCATCACATGGACGAGAACTTTATCGTCCAATGGGAACAAGCCAGGGCGTTGCCTGTGCGAATTCCATATTTTGTTTATAACCCGTGGAAAAACGGACAAGAGAACTATGACTGGTTAGCAGCTCACATCCCTGATGAGTGTGGCGCAGTCATGGTGGATGTGGAGGTTAGATACACGGGGTATTCACCAGATATCTACGCAAGTGAACTTGAGAAATTCAAGACGCTCGTCGCTGCAAAGTACAACTATCTTATCTATACAGGGCAAGGGTATTTGGATTTATGTACCTATTGGCCGGACGCAGGCTATTGGTGGGCGGCATATCCTCTTGCGTTTTACCAATATGAAACCATCACATGGGATGTCCTAAGGGCACGACTGGAAACAATACCTCGCCCCGCTAATGAATTTCGAATCCCTGGTTCTGGCATTCTTAAAATGTGGCAGTTCACGGGTGACAGGATCATCCTGCCTGGTTGCAATAAGCGCATGGATGTGAATGTTTTCTATGGGACTCTGGATGAGCTGAAAGCATTTGCAAACGAGAAACCAACTGATCCAGACACTCCCCCTGACGGCGCTAGATTGATAAGCGAGCGTGAATATTATCCGGGCGCATTCTATCGCCAATACGAAATCAGGCTGCCTGTCTCAGGATTGACCACCTACCATGTGCTCGAGTTCGATTCTGACCAGGCAGAATTATTCGTAAGCCCCAGACCACTTGGAAACAACTACGTCCCGCAACTCACCAAAAAGTACGGGCAAGACTTCGGGATGAATTGCGATGGATTCGTAGGAAACAATATTACCGGCTATGCAATCAGCAACGGCGTGCCCTATGGCACACAGAACGTAGAGGAAACCCTTTACATCAGTAAGAACAATGGATTTACTCTTACACGCCCATCCGTTTTGAATATGGCGTTTTCGTTTCCAAATGTGCTTGTAAGGGATGGAGTTATTCCGTATATAGATAAGGGGGATGATTGGCGGGCAAGAAGCGCGTTTGGATATACCAAAGATCAAAGCAAATTCTTTTTCGTTGTCGTTGACGGAAAAGATTATCTCGAGCAGGTTGGAGCATCTTTCAAAGAGACGGCGGCAATTATGCTGGAACTCGGATGCTTTTTCGCCGTGATGTGTGACGGCGGCGGGTCGTCAACACTGGCGGCAATGGATAACGGCTTTCCCGAATTACTGAATAAGGCATGGGGCGAGGAGCCAGAGGTCGGATACTTCGAAGGATACAGCTACAAAATGAGGCCAGTTGCACAAATACTGGGCGTAAAAATGAAATCAGATGTGATCGTGATACCACCCGAAGGAGGCAATATGTTTACAGTCAAAAAAAGTGCGAGGTTTCGGTCGCTCCCAACTATGACCACCAACGATCAGGGCGCAAGCTCGGTCGTTGGCGAGACTTTTGAAAGCGCAACTACTGTGCTTGATATTAACAATCCATCAATAACAATGGTACAGCATACAAATGGTAAGTGGCTGCCATTAGAAATCAATGGCGTTGTTTATACGTCCGGCGAAGTTGTCACTCTTCCTCCGCCAACTGAAAGCTCGTTCGTATCTGCCACACTTACCCGCGCAGACGGAACGCATGTTGACTTCGACCTGGTTCCAAAGGCATAAATGGACCTAGTCTTTCACCGCGCAGATGGCGGTACTCTGGGGTTTGTGGAAAGGTTACACGAGATAACCTATCCACACATGGCACAGTTGAAAAACCATGTACAGATGTTTGGCAAGAGCATCCTGTATTGCGATCCGGTGGTCCCGCTGTGGCAATCAAGTATTCCATCTGTGCGCCAGTATTTACAAGACTCTGACCAATACGCCGTCACACTGACGCCCGACGCGGAAGCATGGATGTTTGAATTGTTCAAAGAAACCGCGCCAATCACCATGACATTGACCGATATTAAAAAATGCTTTGCCAGCACATTCGATGGAGCAAGAGCATTCTGCAACAAGACAGCGTGGAACAATGGATATAAGTCTATTGTCCTTGGCGAAAATCTGTCTTCAAAGATGTGGAAGCTACAGCCAACAATTTGTCACGGCGCGACTATTGAAATTCTAAGACCGCCATTTTGGAAGATGAATCAATGGCAGGTGTCGTTTAGGGTGTTGAATATCAATCGTCCCGATGAATTTTTGAACATGAATTACAGGGATAACCGGACGGTCATCTTCGAGGCTATCAATTGGTATCGGTATCCGCTGCCCTACGGTAAAGCTGACCCATTTCCAAAGTTGGATTGGAAACCGGTACCTATTCCCCTGCTTTCCAATAAAGACGAAGGTCATTTGGAATTGGACTGGATCAGTTTTTATGGATATGGCGAGACGAAAATACGAAATCCCCGCTGGCCGCAGGTGTAATGGTGAATTATGAATATTGAGCTATTTCTGCAAGAAAAGAGTTGGATTGGTTTTATTGTCTATATTCTCATAAAAGAATTGTGGCCATTTTTTCGCGACAAGATTTACCCGAGTAGGCTGGCAGAAGAGCATTTGCTTCGAGAACGAAGGGCCAAAATGGAAGAACGCGCGTTGAAAAACGATGAACGAAACATTATCGCTTTTGAAAGCATGTCGCTGGCTGTCCAGCAAATGACCCTGACACTTACCAGCAACAACGAGCGACTTTCAACATTAATAGCGGATCAAGCCAGACATGCGACCTTTATGTCGGATGCCATTGCTGATATGCGCGAAAAGGTTGCAGGTCATGTTTTGGAACGGAAAGGATAATTGTTTATGAAGATCAGGCGCGAGCGCAGAGCAGCATAGGTAAATAATGCCGATTTCGATTGCACATCAATTGAGTTTCGACTGGGACCTTCCCGAGGAAGAGTCCAATTCTGCTTTAAGTGCAGAGGAAATACAGTTGCGGAAAGATGTGGCGCGGGCATTCATCGAAAACCCTGATACATGGCCAAAGGACAAGGATGGGAAACCTGAGAAGCCATATTGGTTTGATCGTTACGTGACACTATCTGAAACGCATTGGCCATTTCGTGTGGCAGTTTTGACTGCTTGGTTGGAGACGCCGAAGAAATATCGTTATCCGAAGACACAAGACGAATTGGCGGATATGCTGGGGATGAGCAGCGACCGCCAGTTTACGGTGTGGATGGCGAAAAACCCACAGATCAAGGCGATGGTGCATCAAGCCTGGAAAGAACGCGCTCTGGATAGAATTTCGGACAGTATGGAGGCTATGTTCGAGGTTGCAGCGCTCCCTGATTACAAAGGACGCGGTGACCGGGAATTGCATTTCAAGATTGCAGAGATCCTTTCTGACAAGGTGATCGTGGATAACTCAGGAAATGTTGATCTGAGCAAACTGAGCTTTGCAGAGAAATTACATCTGGCTGGATTGGATAATCCTGAGGCGTTGATTCGAATACGTGAAGATCTTGCAGCGCGGCGGTCCGAGATGGAAAAACTTTCAGCTGAAGAAGAGGAAGAGGATGCTACCAGAAGCGACTCTTAATGTAACCCGAGAGCAGGCACTCGCCGAGGTGATGAAGATCGAATTGGCACGGGAAGACCTGGCGTTTTTCTCGGAGTATATGAGTACGGACGAAGACGGGTTCGCCTGGTATGTGGCTCATAAGATGCACCAGTTGATGGCTTACGAGCTTCAACAGGTTTTGCATTATTTGATGACGGACGGAAAAGAGGGGACGCAATTTCTTTTGATACTCACGCCGCCTCAGCATGGGAAGAGTGCTTTGGTGAGCCGATTCTTTCCTGCATTTTGTTTGGGCAAGCTCCCGAACCTGCGCGTGTTGGAAGTTTCTTATGGCGCGGACCTTGCAAGCGAGAACAGCCGTTTTGTGAGAAACATGATCTTGTCGGATCGTTATCAGGCAGTGTTCGGGAAGTTGTCTCCGAGCGATGAGCCTGTAGTGTTGGCGGCAGACAGCAAGAGCGCGGCCGCTTGGGATTTGGCGGCTCCACATCGAGGCGGGATGATCGCCACTGGTGTAGGCGGAGCGGTTCCAGGACGGGCAAAAGGAATCGGGATTTTTGATGACCCGGTCAAGGGAGAGAAGGAAGCGCAGAGTCCGGGAATTTTGGATGATGCCTGGGATTTTTATGTTTCATCGTTCCGTGTGCGTATGCGCGCTGGTGTGATGGTGATGACTCATTGGCATCCAGATGATCCGGCGGGCAGGGTAATCAAGGACATGGTTATAAAACCAGACGGCGATAACTGGAAGATCTTGATGCTGCCTGGGATCGTGGAAGATGGAATGTTTGCCGTGAACAAGGAGGAGCAGCGGAAAAAGATGGCGGAGGGAATTTACCTGCCATTACGGGATCCGCTGGGAAGGGCAATCGGTGAAGTGGTTTGTCCTGAAATCCTTTCGAAGACTGAGATGTTGAAGATACGCACAACTCAGGGTGATCGTCATTTTTCGGCGTTATATCAGCAGATGCCTTATCCGAAGGAAGGGCAGAAGTACAGGCGCGATTGGTTCAAGGTGATTACGAAGATGCCTGAGGGCGTGACGATCAAGTTTATTGTGCGGCTTTGGGATAAGGCGAATTCGACGAAAGGCGATTTTACGGCTGGCGTTTTGATGGCTTATTGTTCGGACGGATTTTTTTACATTGTGGATAGCGCGCGCGGACAGTGGAGTTCGTATGAACGCGACATGAAAATGAAGAAGACTGCGATGCTTGATCGTGAAATGTATGGGAAGGTTTATATCTGGCATCAGCAGGACCCTGGCTCAGCCGGGAGAGATTCCGCTGAGGCGACGAACCGTTTATTGATGGGATTTCCCGTTAAGTTTGAAACGGTGACAGGCGATAAGGCGACACGCTCGGAGCCGATGGAAAGCGCATTCCAAGGCGGAATGATTTTTCTTCTTAAGGGCGCGTGGAACGATGCGTTTGTGGATGAATGTGTGGCGTTCGACCGCGGCAAATATGACGACCAGGTGGATGCGGCGAGCGGCGCATATAACAAGTTGCTGGAAATGATCGGGTCGCACAGGAAAAGCAAAATTTTATGAACTTATTTCAGAAATTATTCCGCAAGGCAGCTGGCGTTGTCTCAAAGGCTTTTTCGTTTATGCCTGTGTGGGTGCGTTACGCATTCTCGGCTGTCACAATGGACAAGATCATCCGCGAAGGCTACAAGGCAAACGCGGCAGTCAGCGCCTGTGCAACCACGCTTCAGCTTACCTTCCCTGAGCCGCCGTTGCTGGCAGGATATGAAGAAGATGGGCGTTTCATTCCCGATTACAAACACCAGATCATGAAACTGCTGAAACAGCCCAATCCTGATATGGGTTTGGCGGAGTTTTTGCAGTTTACGATCACCTATTCGCCCATTGGCGGAAATTGCTATATCTGGAAACAACGAAATCAAAACAGAACCATTCGGCATTTGTGGCCTTTCAGCGATGTCCAAATCACACCGATTGCAGGACGTGATACGAGCGAAGGTTTTGTCGCATATTACGAATACGATTCTGGCGATGGAAAGAATATTCCGATACCGAAAGATGACATTATTCATTGGAAGTGGATGGTCGATCCGCAATTTCCATGGAAAGGGATTGGCGCGATTGAACTCTGCGCGCGCGAGGTTGATAAGGATAACGAGGCTACATCCTACATCTTTGCGCTATTGAAGAATAATGCGGTGCCGCCTGTGGTGATCACGCTTGAGGAAGGCGATGATTCAACACAGGAAGAGATAGACGCAATGGGTTTGAAGTGGGTACAAAAGCATGGTCAAGGTCAACCTGCGTTTATCTCGAATGGGATGAAAGTAGAACAGATGGGTTTTGACTTGAACAAACTTGCGGCAGATACATTGGCAGATATTCCAGAGACAAGGATCGCGGCGAATTTCCATGTGCCGCCAAGTGTGGCTGGTTTGAATGTGGGCGTGAAGCGATCCGATTATGGGGATACAGCGGCGCGGAAGGCTTTTACCGAACAGACATTAATGGCATTGTGGAGGTCGTTGGCAAGCGAGCTATCGAATGGGTTGAAGGATGAGTATCCGAATACTCCAGATAATTTTGTTTTGCAGTTCGATCTGCAGAATGTGGGCGCTTTACAGGAACAAGTGAAAGATAAGTGGGAGCGCGTGACATTGGCGTTCAATCGTTCGTTGTTGACACGAGGTCAGGCAAAACAGGAATTGGGAATGAAGCCAGATGGTGGAGATGATGTGTATTTCGTTTCGCTGGCGAGCGAGTTTGTGGCTGCCAGTGGAACTGGCGTTGTAGAAAGATCAAGCGATTCAACCGCAAAGGGCACAAAGGGCACGAAGGAAAGCAAGGCGAGAACTGGTGGACAGGCGTTGCAGAGGATTCGGTTGGATGTGGCGCGGCGTATGACCGCGGCGGTGGATGTGTATTTTAGTCAGCTGGCGGATCGGGTTGTGGAAAGAGCAGGAAAAGTTATCAATAATCAGTTATCAGTGAAAGGCGATTTGCCGAATGCTGGCGATCTATTGAATGGTGATGATCGCAAGAAGTTGGAAGTGTTGGTGAAACGGTTTTATGTGGAGATTTTGCAGCTTTCGTGGGATCAATGGAATTATGTGCTGGGAGTTGAGAAGGCATTTGATCTGGAGGACCCGATTATTTCGCAGATGTTGAAATTGGCGGCGCAAAATGTGAAAGATATCAACGACACGACGATGCAGGAGATCCGCGATGCGTTGAAGTATGGAAATGATAACGGATGGGGCATTGATCAACTGGTGCGAGGCGATGCGGAACATGCTGGTCTGCGAGATATTGTGGATGAGACATACAAGGGGCGGGCGCGAACGATTGCGCGAACTGAACTTGGCGATGCGCAGAATGCGGCGACGGTGAGCCGATATAGAGAGGCTGGCGCGAAGCTGGTTGAAATTTTGGATAACGGCGCGACCGATGACGATGAAGAATGCCAGGTCGCAAACGGTCAGATCTGGACATTGAGTTATTTTGATGCAAATCGTTTGGAGCACCCGAATTGCACACGCGCGGCGGCTCCAGTCTTTGATGATGTAACGCCTGATAGAGGATGAAAGATGAATAATCGAATAAAAACATTACCTCATGCGCCTGTAGAGCCGTTGAGAATAGAAAGGGATTTTACTTTTGGAAATGAGATCATTGTGATTGAAGGGGTGAGGTATGCCGCAGAGTATTTTCGGACGTTTGCATGCCCAGAGACGGATGTATTGTATGCGGTGCGGCGCGATGATGACAATGTTGTTTTGACGACAATCCGTAATATGGATGACGCGGCGGAGTTTTTCAACGAAGAGAAGTCTTTTGACTACGAGACAGGAGAGCGCCGTCTTTTTACCGCGGACGAATAAAAAAGAGGAGATGAACATGCTATATAAAACTTTGCCTTATTTCGTGAAGGAACTGGATGCGAAGACGCGAGTGGTGACTGGCATCTTTGCTGTGCATGGGAATGTAGACAGCGGTGGAGACATGTCGGTGAATGGGTCGTTTGAGAAACGATTGAGTGATGGGCGTTCGCGGGTGCGGTTTTTATGGAATCATAATTCGATGAACCCGCCGATTGCAAGCGTGAAATCTGTCCGCGAGGTGGGGGCGGATGAACTACCAGCGAAGGTGATGGAATGGGCGCCCGAAGCAACTGGCGGCGTGGAAGTGACGCGCAAATATTATTCCGATGTGCCTTTATCCGATTGGGTATTCAAATCCATCGAAGAGGGGGATGTAACCGAGATGTCTTATGCATACGACATCCATGAGTTTTCGATCAAGAAACTCGATGATGGGAAAGAGATCCGCATTTTGCAGGATGTGGAGCTATACGATATTTCGGATGTGAACTGGGGGATGAACCCTGCAACGGCTGGTGTGAAGGGTCTGCCTGTGACAGGCACGACTTTTGTACAACACTCTGCACTGGTGGAATCAACAGTGGAGGAGTTTTTGGCTCGTGTGAAGGACCGCAAGAATTTCCGCGAGAGTGAAGGGCGCACACTTTCTGATTTGACACGGGGACGTTTGGCGAAGATGGTTTCGGAGATCGAGGCTATTTTGTGCGAGACGCAGCCGATGGCGGATGAGATGGATGTGCTGAATGAGATCGCAAAATATGAATTTATGAAGGCTCAAGCCACCTTCGGCTAAAGCCGCTTTCCCCCAAATGGCAAAGAGCAAGATCGCCATTTAGGGGAAGAAAAACAAACAAGGAGAAATAGATCATGAAAACTGTAAAAGAATTACAAGAATTATTGAACGCGAAGCAGGCTGAATTGGCGGCTATTTTCGAGAAGGCGAAAACCAAAGTTGACGGCGAGGATCGTTATGACCTTACGCCTGCGCAACTCGAGGATGTGAAGGCGCGCAATGCGGAGTTGAATGACATCGGTGTGCAGTTGGAAGCCGCGAAGGAACTGGATGTGATCTACCAGAAGAACCAGAAGGCGATACGTGACGGTGGTCGTCCTGCGGGTCAGTTGCCGCTTGGTGGTAATGCGGGTGGTGCGGGGTCTGGAGACTCGCGCCGAACAGAGGCGAAGAGCCTGGGTGAGTTGTTCGTGGAAAGCGAGCAATACACAGGACGCAAGAGCGCAAAGGAAATCAAAGCGAATTTTGAGGAATACGATTTCCTTGAACGCAAGACGCTGATGGAGACCGCGGCTGGTTGGGCTCCTATGGCGCAACGTATTGGGCGTGTGGCAGAATTCGCCATGCGACGCCCAGTGATCGCGGATTTGATTCCACAGACACCGACTGAAGCTGCGGCAATTACCTACATGGAAGAAACCACCTTCACCAATAATGCGGCGGCTGTGTTGGAAGGCGGCGAAAAACCTGAAAGCGCGTTGGCTTTCACGGAGCGGACTGCCAACATACGCGAGATCGCAACTTGGTTGCCTGTAACTGAGCAACAGATCGAGGATGTGCCCGTGGTGCGGTCGGTGATTGATAACCGCCTTCAGACGATGCTGGCTTTGGCTGAAGAAGTACAGTTGTTGACTGGCAGCGGCGTTGCCCCGAATCTGGAAGGCTTCCTGGTGAAGGCTGGCGTGCAAAGCCAGGCGAAGGGCGCTGACCCGACACCTGATGCAGTTTACAAGGCGATGACGCTGGTGCGTTTTACGGGCTTCGCCGAGCCGAGCGCGATTGTGTTCCACCCGAACGATTGGCAGGATGTTCGTTTGCTGCGCACCGTGGACGGCATTTACATCTGGGGCTCGCCCGCAGAGGCTGGACCTGAGCGCATTTGGGGTCTGCCTGCGGTGATCACCACGGCTGAGACAGAGAATACCGCATTGCTGGGCGATTTCCAGTTGTATTCGGAGATCTTCCGAAGGCGCGGCGCGACGATTGCCGTGAGCAACAGCCACAGCGATTATTTCATCAAGAACAAGCTGGCGATCCGCGCTGATGAGCGGTTGGCTTTGGCGATCTATCGCGCGGCTGCGTTTGCGAAGGTGACGGGAATCTAACCCCCATCCCCCTTCGGGTACTTCCCCCAAATCAAAAACCGATTTGGGGGAAGGCTAGAAATAAGGAGTGTAAATATGTCCCCAATAATTGAAGGTGGAATGGAATATGAAAACGCTGGCGCGCCGAGCGATGGAACGAGTGAGGTGCAGACGCTGACTTTTGGCGGTTCGCCTACGGGCGGGACGTTCAAACTGGCGTTTGATGGATATACCACTGCGCCGATCACGTGGGTTGGAAATGACGATGCGGCTTTGATCGCTGCGATTGATGCGGCGCTGGAAGCCCTTCCAAATATTGGAGCGGGCGGTGTGACGGTTGCAGATGGTACGCTGACGAATGGCGTGGGCACTGTGACGATCACGTTCGCAGGCAACCTGGCGAAGATGGTTGTACCGTTGATCACGGTGGTGAGCAATGCCCTGGTGGATGCGACTCCCCCGACCATTGCGGTAGTGGAGACCACACCTGGCGCAGCAACCCCCACAAATGAGGTGCAGACACTGACCATTGCGGCAGGTCCGCCTACGGGTGGAACTTTCCAGCTTGAGTTCGACGGGCAGACAACCGCGCCGATTGCATGGAGCGCAACGAATAACACATTGCTTGCCAATATTGATGCAGCGCTCGAAGCGTTGTCGAACATCGAAGCGGGCGATATTGCGTGCGCGGCTACCACGTTGACGGCGGGTGTGGGCGCACTGACAATCACTTTCAGCGGGACGCTGGCGGCAACGGACGTGGCGTTGATCACTGTGGCAGATAACAGCTTGACGGGCAACACAGGAACTGTGGCTGTAGCTGAGACCACGCCCGGCGTGACTGCGACTGCGCGCGGCGCGAAGATCGGCGCGACTTTGACCGATACCACGAATGGCGTGCTGTATATCAATACGGGTACGGCGCTGGCTCCGACGTGGACGAAGGTTGGGACGCAAAGCTGACCCCCACCCTGCCCTCCACCAAATATCCGCCAAAGTGCAAGAGCGGCGGAGTATTTGGGGGAGGGAGGAAAGGTTGATTATGGATGATACAAAAATAAAGGTCAGAATTTTGCCGTTGCATAATATTGGCGGCGTGGGTATGGCTGGTGATGTGGTGTGGATGAGCGCGGCGGATGCTGAGATGTATATCCGCGAGGGGGATGTGGAGGTGGTTGATGCAGACCCTGCTGCCCCCAACGCCCTTCAGACACTTCCTCCAAATGACGAAGTGCAAGAGCGTCATTTAGTAGAAGAAGGGCACGTCATTATGAAACCGCAGAGCAGGCGGAGGAAGTAAATCAATGACCAGCCTTGTCTCTCCAGCAAATGTAAAGGCGCTGATCAATACGGCGATGGTTGATGCAGATTTGCAGGTCATTATTGATCGCGTTGAGGCGCAGGTGACTGCGAAGATCGGCGCGCCGCAGACGGATGGGTATACGACGGAGTTAGTGAAGACGATGCGCGGCGAAGGTTTCAACCTTTTTATGCCAACTGAGATCTATTCAGTTTCAAGCATCGTCGAGGATCTATCTACGCTGACGAGTGATCAGTATCAGACGTGGGGCGGCGGTGTGATCGAGCGGCTGCCAAACGAGAGCTATTGGGGGGATCGGGTTGTGGTGACGTATAAGCCCGCAGACGATCGGTTGAAACGCGCTGAGGTGATCATTGATCTGGTGCGGCTGGTGATCGAGCGCACGGCGATGAAGAGCGAAAACATTGCTGGAGAATATTCGTTTACGGCGCCGGATGATTGGAATAAGGAGTTTCGCAAGGCGATGAAGAGGTTGATGTATCAGGCAGTATAAGCCCCCCTGCCTGTCACCCTGCCTCCCCCAAATGGGATGCTCTTCCTATTTGGGGGAGGGAGAACATAAGGAGAAAATAAAATGGCAAGAACTGAAATTACGTATCAGCAGGTTGTGCGGACTGGGTTGGAACAGACTTATGCAGCCGCAGTTGCAGATGGTGAAAAATTTTCAAACGATGGGCGCATGTTTTTGCACGTGAAGAACGGCGCGGCAGCCCCCATTACGGTCACTGTGCAGACGCCTGGAACGGTGGATGGTTTGGCTGTGGCAGAGCAGGTGATTACTGTGACCAATGCCGAGGAGCGGATGATCGGTCCATTTCCGCCTGGCATCTATAACCAATCTGACGGCATGGTGTATGTGGATTATTCGAGTGTGACGACCATCACCAAGGCGTTGCTGAGATTGTAGCCCGCCCCCACCCTGCCCTCCCCCAAATGCAAAGAGCAAGATCATTTAGGGGAGGAGGAGAATAACGATGTCTTTTGATAACTTTTTGAACAGGACTTGCATGATTGATCGTCCCATTGCGGATGGTGTGGATCGCTATAACCAGAATCAATATCGTGATGAACGGGTTGGAAGTGATGTGCGCTGCCGTCTGGTAGAGAAGAGTGTGAAGTTGATGGATGAAAAGACATCGGAATACAGCTGGGTGAAGGCGACTGTTTTACTACTACCTGCGGGCACATCCATTTTGCCGAAGGATAAGGTGACGGTTGGAAGCGATGTGTGGCTGGTGAAGCAACCTTTAAGCCGAAGCCGCGGGAATGCCGAGCATCATGTGTCTGTGGTGGTGGAGGCGCTGAATGGCTGATTTTGAATTGAACTGGAAAGGCGATGAGGTTCTGCGCACGACGAAAGAGAATGCGGCGAAGATCATTGCTGAATTCGCTTTGACGGTCGAAGGCGAATCAAAGAAGGAGTTGCGAAAGGGTCATGGTGTATTGACCGGAACTTTGCGCCGCTCGATCCACACGGCTTTGCCTGGTTATGACTGGGGAGGCGATGACGTGGAGCCAAGCGCGGGCGCGCCAGAACGAGGCGGAGGGGAGGCTTTGCCTGATGCAAGCAGTAGTGATCAGCTCACCGTAGAGGTTGGAAGCGGTCTGGATTATGCGATGGCTGTGCATCAGGGTCATCACAATTTCAGCGGGTATCACTATCTGACGATTGGACTGAAGAAGGCAAAAGAGAAGATGCAATCCATTATTGCCAGGCATCAGGTGAAGAGATGATTGATCCGTTGGAAGCCGCGATCCAGTTTTTGTTGAGCCGCGCCGAGCTGGCGAGTTTGGGAAACCGTGTCGCTTCGAAGCATAAGTATGGCGAGGAGTGGACGACTGACCAGAGTTCGCTGGTGGTGATATTGGATGACAGCGATCCGAATTGGTATGTGCAGATGCAGGATGTGCGGCTGGAGATTTGGAGCCTTGCGGCGGACGATGCGGCGGCGATGGATACATGGATGACACTGGTTGGTTTATCACGCAATGCGGCACGAGTTGCGGTGACCACTTCGAAAGGGTCCGCGCTGGTTTATGCGTTTTTACCTGAAAGCGGTCCTTCTTATTTGCCCGATGAAGAGTTGACGATGATGAAGCGCGTGTTGAGTTTTTGGAGGATACAGGTGAGTGAATCAGTGATCAGTAATTAGTGATCAGTAAGAAGTAAAAAGGAGAATTCCATGAAAGACGAAGAAGATTTAGAAAATAAAAAGCAAGAACCAAAAGAAAATAAATTGAGGCGACCGCCATTGATAGAAAAGATGGTGAAGATCAAGATCAACGCGAAGCGCGCGATTGCTGGCGTGGGTAATGCTGGCGATGTGGTTGAGGTGAGCGAGTTGGTTGCGATGAATTTTGTGGCTCAAGGTTTGGCTACGATTATTGACCCGCCCCCTCTGCCCTTCGGACATCTCCCCTAAATAAGGGAAGAGCACCCCGATTTGGGGGGAGGAACATTAGAAAATATAAGGAGAAATAAGATATGGATGCTTATGCACTTTTGACAAACGTTGGGCGAATGTACATTGCCCCTGTTGGTACCGCTTTTCCTGCGTTGACTGCCTCGCCTGCAGCACCGTGGCGCGATTTGGGCGATACGCAGGATGGCGTGGATATGAATTCGGACGATAAGGTTGAACTTGTGAGAACCGATCAACGGACGGGTCCTGTGAAGGCAACACGCACCGATGAAACTGTTGTGGTGAAAACCAAATTGGCGGAAGCCACATTGGAGAATCTGGCGGATGCAATGGGCGTGACGTTGACGGATACAGCGCCTGGTGTTGGCACGATTGGGACACGCGAGATCAATTTGCATCGCGGCGCGACCGTGGATGAATTCGCATTTCTTTTCCGAGGCGATAGCCCTTATGGGGCATATCCCGCTCAATACCAATTGCCACGCGCTTATTGCGATGAGGTTGGCGCGATCAAGTATGACAAGGGCAAAAATGTGCCGATCCCTGTGACATTCAAATGTTTGGAAGATTTGAACGCTGCCACTGAGGATGAGCGCTATGGGAAGTTGATCGCACAAGATGCGGCGGCTTTGCCGTAACCCGTGCCCTTGTTGCCGTACGCTTTTGGCTCGGCGACGTTCCCCCCACCCTGCCCTCCCCCAGATATCCGCCAAAGAATAAATGCGGCGGAGTATTTGGGGGAGGGGAAAGAATGGAGAATAAGATATGAACGAAAAAAATAATGTTTTGCATCTGGATGACATGCTTGGTAAAAGAGACATAAAAGTGGAGTGGAAGGACAACCAGTATGCGTTGAAGGGTTATGCGGATTTGAGCTCGGAAGAATACATGGAGGTGATGAGCCTGGG